TAAAGCTAAATCAGATTTTTTCCAATCATTTATTAATTGTTTTAAAGCTTTATCGACTTGATTTATTTCATAATTTTTTGCGTTTCTATTTAACCAATCTATAGTCCATTCATTTGCATTTTTTGCAAATAGATTACTTCTATCTGCTATTAATTTTCTTGCTTTTTCTGATCTAAGTCTTTTAGCTTCAGGGCCCGTTTGTGTTTCAAGTTTAAATTTTTCAGCAGCTTTAAAAGCTTCATCAACATTTTTATAGTCAGCTACTTTAAACCTTACATCTTTATCAGGTTGTCCTCTTCGAAAGTTTCTAACTTTAAACTCATTTGCTCTAGGATGATATATTATTCCTTTGTATCTAAGTTGTCTATCAGTAGGAGTATTGTAAAATAATTTTTTTAAAGCAGGTGAAAGACCCTCACTAAAATTAACTCTGCCACCGTCAGCCATAAGAAAAGGTCTTTCTCCTAAACCTTTTCTTTGTAGATATTCTTCGTATGTTTCTTGATCTGGATCAAAGTCCTTTAGCATTTCATCTTTTAACGGACCCGGTTCTAAGTCGTTTACCAAG